GTCGACCGTCGTGGATCTCGACTTTATGGGGCCGGTCCGAGAGATTTTGTTCGTCGTGCAGGACCAGGCGGCCACGCCCTACGTCTACGTCGCGGACCCCGGTCTCGGCGTGGCCATCACTTTCAACGGCGAGGATTTCATAGACCCTACAACAGCCGACTACCAATTCATGCACCTGATCCAGCCGCTCGAGAAGCACACCCGTCAACCGGATCGCGTCGTCTACATGTACTCAATGGCCCGCAGACCCCAAGACCCCCGCCCATCCGGTTCCATCAATATGAGCAGAATAAAACAAAAGAAATTTCAAATTTTTCTTCCCAACACCACATCACTCGAGACCAAGGAGCTCAGGGTTATAGCCGTGTCATACAACGTGCTTCGCATATCGAATGGGCTTGCGGGGCTCATGTACGACTAAACTTCTCACTACAGTAATAGATGGCTGGACGCCAAGTGCTCGCCCAACTTGGCAAGGCGGACATTATCCTTTCGGGTCAGCCGGATATTACATTATTTTTGGAACAATATAAACCACAGGGTCTCTTTGCCACCCGAGTCGTCAACGTGCAGTTTGAGAGCGAGCCGACCTACGGCACCGACTCGTTCGTCACCCTCCCCATGAACGGCGATCTCATGACGGCCATGTACGCTCGCTTCGACGTGAGCGCGCCACCTGGCACCGCCTTTTATGACTCGGCAGGGGCCCTCATGATCGAGCGCGCCGAGCTCTACATCGGAAATCAGCTCATCGAGCGTCTTTGGGGAGAGTTCATCACCCTCGTGAATGAGGTGGAGGTGCCCAAAGGCCAGCAGGTTGGTCTGACGAACCTCATCGGTGGGACGGCTCTAGGCGGCACAAACGCCCCACTGTCCCGTTATGTCGTGCCCTTGAGATTCAAGGCGCTCGAGCGCGGCCTCCCCGTCGTCCCGGGTATGCAATTCAGAATTATTTTGAATAATTTTTCAGATTTTTGTGCAGACTCGACCCTCACGTTCCCCATGACCTTCAACCTCCTGACCGAGTACGTGTTTCTGGGTGAAAGCGAGCGGGCCTACATCCAGAAGCGCGGGCCGACCGTCTACCTCGCCGAGAATGTCCAACGGGCTCGCTACTTGGTGCCAGCCGGTACATCTAACGTGCGGTGCATGACCAACTTCCTCAACCCAGTCAAGGAGCTCTTCTTGACCGTGCAGAACCAGAACGCCAAGGGATTCGACTACTGGCTCGACTCGTCCAACATAGCCGGACCTTCATACTCCAACAATTTTTCAAATATAAACCAATTGAATTCGATGGCCATCTACTTCAACGAGGCCCAGCGCCTCGACCCACTCATAGGCACGAACCTCCTCCTAGGAACGGCCCAATTCATAGAGAACCATACCCGTGTGCCAAGCAGACCATTCTATATGTACTCGTTCTCGTTGGATCCCGAGTCGCCCAGGCCCTCAGGCGCCGTCAACTTTGGCCGACTTAAACACCAATATTTTGATTTATATTTGGCCCGTCAGAACCCAGCCCTGGCCCAGAACCGCATCGTCTCCATCTGGGCCCGGTACTACCAGTTCCTCGAGGTGGATGGCTTCAAGACAATGCGTGTACTGTTCGACAACATGGATGAAACCGGCCAAAGTTCTTTTATTCCTTAAAATAAATGGAGCAATCCGTGATGGACATATTCCTACCCGTCATGGAGTCGGCCGTCGTCGTCGCCAGTCACTATGCCAAGGGGTGCGGTCGCGATACGGTGCTCGCTCAGGACATGTGCCTCGGCCTCATGTTTGCAGCGCGCAACGTCACGGGGAAACAGATTGGTTCTCTTTTTCCAGAAATTTATGAAGAATCACAGAGTGATTCGGACGGGGACATCGAAGAGGTGGATGACGCCGAGGAGACGTGGACGCGCTATGAGGGCACTGATGAGACGCTCATGAAGGTGAACGAATGTGCCGATACATGGGACGCGTGGGAGCCCGAGTCCCCTGCAGAGCGTGCGTTGAAGAACGCGGTTGAAAAGGCCAAGGAATCATATGGAGGGGCCTGAGCCCTGGGACCCTTTGGACCACGCCCCGTGGACGCCCATCAAGGAGCCCGTCCCTTTTTCAAAAACAGAATTTAAAATTTTTAAAATTTCCGACTCGGATGAAGATGAAGGCCCGATGTTCGACAGGGTCCACTGGTCAGCCATCCCAGAAGAAAGTGACTTTGAAGATGAGTAAAATTTCTTTTCTAAAATTAATGAACTCGATCGCGCTCTTCACCCCAGGCCTCGTGATCAACGCCATCGCGCTGTCGTGGATCATCAGCCTTGAGCGCAAGGGGTGCCAGTGCGGCGCAGATTGGCGCCGCCAGTACCTCAAGTATTGGTATGCGTTTGCGATTGCTGCGCCGCTCGTGTTCGTGGTGGTCAAGGATGGCAAGTACCTGGTGCCGTTCGCGGGTCTCGTGGGCGTCGCAGGCCTGCTCGCGTTCGCAGCAATAACCAGCTTCCTGTGGGACATTGAGCGCCGTCCATGCGAGTGTGCCCAGGACTGGCGCGAGAAGTTGCTGCTTCTCACGACCCTCCTCGGCGTGGCCGGGGTGATCGCCGGCGCCGTGGTGGCCAGGCGCCAGTAAAAAATTTCCTAAGTACATAGTAAAATGGCCAGCACCCTTGTTTCCGCAGCTGTCGAAGTCGAGTCGTTCGCCCTGAACGCGATCGTGGGCTCCCTGGCGTTCACCGCCTCCCTGTCTTGGCTGGACTTTGTCCGCAGCCTGGTGGCGGGCCTGATCAACGTTCCCCGCAACACCAACTCCTTCTTCCTGATCACGGCGCTGCTGACGACCCTGCTGTCGGTTGTGTCCTACATGCTGATCAAGTTCGCCGCGCGCAACGTGGTCATCCAGAAGCCCAGCCAGGTGTACGCGGTGACCCGCTAAGCGTATACGTCAGGAACTGGGTTAGGTCTTATGAAGGTCTTGTAGCCCCAGTAACCTAGAGCAATCAAAACCAAAAGGACGAGTATCGTCCACTTGCCGAAAGGCGTCTTTTTCTTGGGTGGAGGCGGGGGCGGAGGCTTGGCCTGCTCATCCAACATCCGCTTGATTTCCAGATCCCCCAGGCGGCGAGAGAGATCCTTGAGATCCTCCTGCTCCTCTTCAGATTCACGATCCCGAATGTGAAGACGCAGCACAAATGCATTCGTTTCCCACCCGCGGAAGTTCAGGGGCGCGCCCGACGAGTCGACCCACCGGACCGTCAGCCTCTGCAGAACGCTGATTGGCTCGGGATAAGCCACAGAAACCGAGTAATCTTTGCACTCGTGAAAATTCTTGATGCAGCCAGAGCCGACGTCCATCATGACGGGTGCAAAGTTGCGGTTGGCGTTCGAGCCGGAGACGGTGCCACTGGCCGTCAGCGCGCCAGCATCCACGTGGCTCGGTGTGCGGAGCTCGTCAACGTCAAGGAACACGTACTCGTTCAGCGACATGTTCACGAGGGTCCGGGACCTCAGCACGTACTTGCCCACGTAGGCGGCGTCGGCCGAGGTGGCGAGCACCGCAGTGTATGAGCCCTGTGGGAGCCCGAGCATAGTGCCGAGCTCCGCATTGTGGATCTGCACGGTGAAGCCACCCGGGCTGCTGAACAGGAAATGGCCCTCGTCGGGCATGTAGTCGAGTGTGATGGCCACGGGAACTTGTGTGAAGGCGTTCGTAATGGCCTGGGCCAGTCCGTAGACCGAGTAAAAGCCCGTGTTGATGGTGATGTTGCTGGTGCTGTTCACGCCCAGACAGTTTGTGCCGTTCGTGAGGTTGTACATGGTGTTGGGGACGCGGGCGCTGACCAGGTCGACACGTTCAATGTCTTTTACCGGCGTGGTCAGGTGAAGGACGTACGAATTTCCGGAAGGAAAGAGCTGGACGTCACGGCTTCTAGAATCACAGAACACGAGCCGAGTCCTGTTCATCCCTGATAAGTTCAATTACTTTTATACGGCGCCAGCAGCTGCGAGGAGAGCGTCGGACCGCGTGCCAGTGGAGCTGGTCGTCGTGTCGGCACTCGTGTTCGTGCTGATCAGGGCCTCGATGGCGGCCAGCCGCGACTCGAGCAGGTCGATGTCATTCTGGGCCGTTTGGAGTTGGGTCTCTAGACTCTCTGATTTAACCACTTGTTCTTGGAAAGCTTTCACTAAACATGCGATTATTGCACGGTCATCAAGACCTCGTGGGCGAATTTCATCTGTAAATTGTAAATTTCCATTTTCATCCAAATCTGGAACGGTGGCTCCCCCATTTTCATTCACCTTTTTAAGTTTCCAGGTGTATTCATACTTTTTCCCATCCACTGCTTCTGGTATAACATTTTCAACGTCTTGTGCAATGAATCCAATTTTCACTTGTTCTGGATCCGAGTTAAGAGTATAGTAAACAGGTCGCAGATTCATTATATTAGATGTAAAATTGTCAGACAAGGTGGAAATATTTGATTTTATACGAGCATCACTTGATGACGTCACTTGTCCAGCACTCGAGACGGATAATGTACCGGCGGTTGTATAACCATTCAACCAGAATTGATTGATTGCTGTGGTTGTATTCAGTTGGCCATACGTACTCGCTCCGTTCCACACCTGGAAAAACCCCTTTGCAATACCCGCTGCGTTATATTCGGCGTAAAGCTGAACATATGAATTAGTGTAAGGAGTACCAATAGCCCTTAATAAAAACGCGGGGCCACCCGTGCTACTGGTCAAGCCAACTGTTTCGGAAACTACAGCAGTATAACCCGTAGTTGTAACTACTAAGGCGCTCCCTGGACTCGTCGACCCGATGCCGACGTTGCCCGAAGAGAGGATATTGAATCTACTGGCCGAGTTTCCATAAATGAAAAAGTCACGAGTTCCGTTGCCCACCGAGTCTTGACCTACGGTCCAGCTCGCTGTATTTTCTCCGAAAGTTATACTGGCGCGTCTACTTGTCGCATGGGTCGACTCGAGTATACCCACGCCCTGCGTGTACTGCCCGGTTCCCGTCGCCACCTGAAGCGGGCACGCGGGATTCGTCGATCCGATGCCGACGTAGCCTGAATTCGAAATCGTCATCACTTCGGTTCCGAGGAAGTTCCACGCGTTGCGAAATTGCAGACGCGAGCTACTAGCAGCCATACCTACAGAAAACCCATAATTACTAGACACGTCCATTGAATAATACGTCTGACCGGCCGACGAGCCGCCAATCCGAGAAGATATGATGGAACATTGACCGGCTGTATTTGTAGGATTCCAACAGTCTAAATGAGATGTCCTTGGGTCGTTTCCGGTCGAGTTTGCGTTATAGATCTGGAGGGGGGATCCTGGAGTAGCCGTCCCTATCCCAACGGACCCGCTGAAATATCCAGATGTTGCAGAAACTGATCCACCGCTCAAGTTGGTCGCGTTGGTCGCGTTGGTCGCGTTGGTCGCGGCTCCGACAGTCAAGCTCGACGCCGTCCCCGTGAGACCGGTTCCGGGACCCGAAAACTGCGTGGAGGCCCGAACGGTTCCGGTGACGTCAAGGGTGACACCTGGACTCGTCGTCCCGATTCCCACTGACCCAATGCCGACCAGCCTCTTGTTGTTGTAGAAGACGGTCTCGGACGCCATCGCTACTATTATAAAATATTAAAACTTATTGAAATAAGGCGACATGCACAGTTCGACGGGGGCTGGAGTGACGCCGCTTAGCGTGCACACGTTCTGCACACCCATGGGCGTGAAGACGACCCGGCCGTCTGGAATCAAGGTTGCCCCGTAAAACTTGTTGGTGGTTGTCGAGTCGAGAGCACCGACTGTGAGGTTTGAATACACGAGCGTCACTGGGTCGAACATTCCAACGTTGCCCGTGATGCCCGGTGCGAATACTATATTACCCGTCGGGAGGAGTGCAGCACCTTGGAACGCCCCTGAACCCCCTGCGACACCCGTCTGCACGTTAGAACACGTAGAATTGGCTGGATTGAATACGGCCACGTTCGCCTGGGTCAAATACCCGGGCGTCATGATGACGTTTCCATTGGGGGCCAACACGCCACCTATAAACTTCGAGCTGCCCGAAGTGAAAAAAGGGCCAACATTGCTGAAAACCGACTGATCCGCCGCGAGCATCCCTACATTTCTAGAATTAGCGGGGACTAAAGCGACATTACCATTTGGCAAAAGAACCCCGCCGATGAAGCCCGTCTGGGCCGCGCCCTGGACCCTAATGTTCGACATGGCCAGCGTCTGATGATCAAATATGCCCACATTAGCAGACTCGCGTGGAACGAGTATAACCTTTCCGTTTCTGGCAAGCACCCCACCCTCGAAACCGTTCGTACCGACGTTAAACGGGCCGACGTTGGAAAAAACTGAGGTCATGGGGTTGAACACACCCACGTTATTCACTTGAAAAGGGACGAATATCACATTGCCATTTGGTGCGAGGACCCCCCCGCGATACTTGTTCACGGCCGCCGTGAGACCCGGGGTGGTCACCGTGCTAAACGATCCATCCGCTGGATTGAAAAATCCCACATTGCTCGCACTCGACGGGACGAACAAGACACGGCCATCTGGCAACAAGACTCCACCGCAGTAATCGCTGCTTCCCGCCGGCCCGCTCACCACGTTGGCGAAGGTTGGTAGGCCGCCCGCCCAGTGCGCCCGTGTAGGGATGCTTGCGGCATTGATCGTGGTGGAGATCCACGATTGGATGGCGGCGGCGTTGTCGGTGCTTGGGAGCAGCCACGGTCCACGGTTCATGAGATCCTCGGCATACGTGATGTTTCCACTGATGACGAGATTTGCGCCTGAATAATTGGCCACGGAGACGTCGTCCGCCGTGTAGAGGGTCGTGACGTTCACGAGAGCGGCATTGATTGACCCAGGAGCCACTATATTAGTGCTAGTGATTCCGTTGCTCACGTAGAGATTGCCCGTGAGGGTCGTCAGGGCGGTCGCCGCTCCGAGGACCGAGAAGATGTTGGCCGTGACTGCATTCAAATTTGTTGAAAAAATATTTGTTGAAAAAATATTTGTAGCCCAGAGATTGCCGATGATCACGAGGTTGGCGCCACGGGGCACGGGTGACGTGCCGATGCCCATGTTGGAAGAGCACACGAGTGTCGAGGTGTTGACGAGGTTTCCGGTGAACGTGCCACTCGAGCTCAAGTTGGTCGTCAAGACGTTGACCGTGCTCACGAGGTTGGCGAAGACGGCGGTGCTCGTGATGTTGGCGCCGCCGGCCACGTTCAGAGTTGTGATGCCCGCCGCCACTGCGTAGAGCGAAGCGTATGAAGTTGTTGAATTGGCCAATCTGACCGTCGAAGTACTGGCGGTGATATTCCCTGAGAATACCGCCGTCGACCCTTGGACGACCAGGTTTTGTTTAAATGTAGCGCTCCCCTGCGTCAGGGCATCGCCGAAGTTTGTAGCCACCGGCATGTCTACTACTAGTACTTATTAAAATAAGGGCTCAGACAGAACTCGCGCGGTGCGGGTGTGAATGTGTTGAGGATCCCCACATTTCCAGATACATATGGACACATGACAACTCGGCCATCGGGAAGAAGGGTCCCGCCATTGAAAGTGTCCAATCCGCTCGTATATCCACATACTATATTAGAGTGTGTAAGAGCAACCGGATCGACCATTCCTATGTTGGCATTTGTTTCTGGAATGCACACTACATTTCCAGTTGGAAGAAGAACCCCGCCTCTATACACACCAGTTCCTCCGGTTACTATATTGGAAAATGTAGAAAGAGATGGGTTGAAAATTCCGACATTACCTGTGCCCATCATCAACACAATTCCATTCGGTGCGAGCACCCCACCTATGAAGCCCGGTGAGGCTATTATATTTGAAAATGTAGGAGGGTTTGAAAGGGGGTTATACGTCACCACATTCGACGCGTTTCTTGGAACGAATACAACATTTCCATTAGGGAGGAGAACGCCGCCTTGCCATTTAAGAGATGATACAGCCGCTATAGAGAGCATATTACTAAAAACAGGTGGATTTGATAGAATACTAATCTCACACACATTATCCGAACCAGACGGTACACATACAACATTTCCATTAGGTGCCATTACCGATCCGCTGAATAGCCCGGCCCCGGCCCTAACGCCCGTTATATTTGAAGCGGTGTATGAAATAGGGTTGAAAACTACGGCATTTCCGGAATTGTATGGTACGCAGACGACATTTCCGTTCGGTGCTAGAACTGCGCTAGAAAACGCCTCGGAACCATTGGTGAAAGCACCCGTTAGTGGTACTAACGATAGAGTACCCGAAGAAGTATTAAATATGGATACATTAGCTGAATACCCCGGTGCGAAAAGAACCCTACCGTCTGGTAGAAGAAGGGAATTTAAAAAATTACCCGACCCCGCCGGACCCGCGCCCACGCCATAAACCGGTGAAGGGCTCGTCGCCCACCACGAGTCGGTTGGCGTGCTCGCCGCCGCGCACGTCCCTGCGATCCACGCCTGAATGACGGCTGCATTCGATGGACTCGCCCGAAGATACGGCACTCGCAAAGACGCATTGTCGGCATAGAATATATTGCCCGTCGCAATAACATTCATAGGATTCAGATTGATATAAGACAAGGCTCCCACCTGGGACGCGGTGTAAATCGTAGTCGCCAGGACGTTCGCTGCCAGGACGTTCGTGCAAGTCAAAGTATTTGAAATCAAAATATTTCCAGTTGAGAAATTCAGACTCGTCAGGAGAGACGTCGAGACGGTCGTCGTGTTGAGGGTCGCGGCATTCACGTTGGTCGTGATTATGTTCGACGTAGACAGACCGTTCGCCACGTATACGTTGCCCTGGACGAAAACGGTCGCGCCCAGAACCACGGGCGTCGTACCCACGCCTAGGTTCGAGAGTCCCCAATGTGTGAATGTGTTCATGGACGTGGAATTCACTACATTGGCCACGACATTCGTGGTTGACACGGAGTTGGCCACGACCAGATTGTTCAACCGGACTCCGCTCGATACGATGAGGGTGGCCGTGTTCAGGGTCGTGACGTTCATATTGAGGGCGAAAACGTTCCCCCAAATTCTATTTACGTTGCCGACCGTGCGAGAGGCCGAGCTCGTCCAGATGTTGCCCGTCACGGCCATGAATGTCCCGAGGGACACGAGGTTCCCAGCGACCGTGACGTTGCCTTGGACGGACGCGTCGCCAAAGTCCGTGATGACAGGCATGTCTACTACTAGAACTTATTAAAATAAGGGCTCAAGCAAATCTCACGCGTCGAAGGGGTCAACGTGTTCAGGACTGCGACGTTCTGCGAGTTCCACGGCGCGAAAACCACCTGTCCGGATGGCACGAGGGTTCCGCTCATAAAATTGAGGCCCGCTGCTCCCACTGGTGTGCTGTTCGAATACGTCAGAGTGGCCGAATCGAACATTCCAACGTTTGCAGAAATTCCTGGAACGAATACAACGTTTCCGTAAGGCAGGGTGACCCCGGAGGTGAATAGACTCGTCACGTTGCCACCGGTCACCCTGACGTTCGAGGCGGTGCCCGTCTCGGGGTTCAGTGAGAGGACGTTGCCCGTTGCAGGTACGCCCACGACGTTTCCGGATGGTGTGAGCATGAGGCCCGCATAGGAATCGGTGCCGACCGTGATGTTCGAGGCGGTCAGAGCCGTGTAGTTGAATTGGACGAGGTTGGACTCGCCTGGCATTTTGAAGACGACATTGCCCGTTGGCAGGAGGGTCGCACCCGAGCTCGTTTTGGCGACGCGCGTCAACGTGAGTGTATTGGCGGTCGGAGTGGACAGAGTTTCGCTATTTTTGTTTCCACCCAAGACCAAAAACCTTCCTGTATTTGGTGACCACGTGGTGTGGGACCAGTACCACGTGTTGGAGGGGGTCACGGACGTCCAAACACTCCCGTTTTTGCTCACTGCTGCATTGGACGATCTTTGATCCCCACCTCCAGCAACAGCCAAGAACATACCGAGTTGACTTGACCAAGACAGGTGGCTCCAGTAATCGGCCGCCGGTAAGACGGGGCTCGTGGTCCAGGTGACGCCGTCAACACTCGTGGCTACATTAACACTTCGGAAGGTGGCGCCAAAAAACGAACCCGCACCTCTGAGGGATGAACCCCCCCCAACTGCGCAAAAGACGCCAAGTTCAGGTGACCACGTGACGCATGGCCAGGAATCGATCCCGATTGATCTAATAGTCCAGTTAATACCGTCTGGACTCGTGACGATAAAACTAGTCACATCCTGAGATGAATTGCCGCGGTCTGCGCCCCCCTGACAGCCAAACGATGCAACGAAAAGACCAAGTTGTGGTGACCAACAAACTGACGTGTATTTGTCGCTGGTCGTGCCCCCTATGTTCATGCCCGTACCCGGAGTCCACGTCACACCATCCGGGCTCGTGAGAGAAGCTCCATTCGATAATCCTGAAATTACTAGAAAAATTCCAAGGTCAGGCGACCACGTGATGCAGGTCCACGCCGCGGAGGTGGGCAACGTCACTGATGTCCAGTTTATTCCATCTGGGCTCGTGGCCGCCCTAGTCGTGTTACGTGCACCGGACTGCGCAGTTTGGATCGCGCCCGCAACAGCACAGAATATGCCTAGTTCTGGAGACCACGTCACTGATGACCAATATGTGGCAGTACCAGGCATGGTGCGCGCCGTCCACGTGACGCCATCTGGACTAGTGGCGGCCACGGTTGATGTAAGGTTATAATTTCCAGCTACTGCAACGAATATTCCAAGTTCAGGGGACCATACAGCTGACGACCAATTCTGACTTGCGGACATGGCCACGTTCGTAATTGCTGGAGTGAACGATACGCTCCGTAGGGTGAGAGCATTCGTCACGGCTCCAGTTGAAAAATTATAATTTAAAACATTGCTCGGAACTCCGCTCGGGATGAGCTGAATGCCGTTCGATGTCAGGATGCCCGATGTGAATGGTCCCTTTATGTTTACGTTAGAATACGTTTGGGCAACTGGATTGTAAAGGCCCGCATTCGACGTCTTGGGAACGAAAAAGACGTTTCCAGTTGGCAAAAGGACGCCGCTGCTGAAGCCGGAGAGGGGCGTACCGAGACCAGAAATAGATCGGAAGAGCACACGTCTGAACTCCAGTCACGTTTCGGAATCTCGTATGCCGTCCTCTGCCTGAAACAAAAAACAACGGCAGCTACGACGACCTCACCGCACCATCCCTGCCACCGTCGATGAA